AGTTAGAATGTTTGAAACTATTGGTGTAGAAGTAGGACCTGATCTTTCAAACATGGAGAGAATACCATTTAGAAGTTCTGCTGATTTAATGGATGAAGGTATACCACCATTTACAGGAGACAAAGAGGTAGAGTTTAGAGGAAACTATGAAACAGATGGTTTTATCTTTGTTAGACAAACTCAACCTTTACCTTTTACAATTTTATCGTTATACCCAAGATTAACTACAAATGATGGATAATATGTTATATATAGTACCTTACACAGCAGAACATGGAAGATTTATATTATCGTGTCAAATGAATCATAAACTTATGGATAAGGATGCAAAGTTTGATGGAGATGCTATGAACCTTGTGCAAGACCACCTTTCTTTTACAGGTATGGTTGGTAAGAAACCAATCTTTGCCGCTGGTATGAAAATGATTTGGGGTCAGGTCGCAGAAGGTTGGGTCATTGCAACACAAGATGTTTGGGATCATCCATTGTCAGTTGCTAAAGCAATCAAGAAAGATTTTGCTAAGGTTGCAAGAAAATATAATATTAAAAGAGTTCAAACTGCTGTAAGATCAGACTTTGATAAAGGTATAAGATTTGCAGAGTGGTTAGGATTAGAGAACGAGGGATTAATGAAACACTATGGGTTTGATGGTTCAGACCAATACAGATATGCGAGGATATTTTAATGGGATTTTTAGCTCCAGCAGCACCATATATAGTAGGTGGAACAGCATTACTTGGTATGCAACAAGCAGGTGCTATTGGTTCATACCAACAAGCAGCTTTTGATAGAAAAGCAGCAATAGCAGAACAAAAAGTTGAAGCTCTTGAAAATCAATTAACTTTAGATTTAAAAAAATTTGATAAAAAATTTAAACAACTAGAAGCGACTCAAGTTGTTAATACTGCTAAATCAGGAGTAGCTGTTGGAACTGGTACAGCAAAATTAATTAAATTATCAAACTTATATAATGCAGAAATAGAAAGAGATATAATGAAATATAATACAGAAATAGGACAAGCTAGAGCTTTTGAAGAAGCATCATTTGCAAGAATAGAAGGAACTCTTGCAAAACAAAGATCAAGAATGGAACAGTTTCAAATTGCTAGTTCAGCAGGAACAAGTTTATTAACAATGACAGGATAATATGCCAAAGATACCAACATACGATATACAAGGAAGAATAACAGCAGATGTTCCAAGTACAGGAACTATACCTAGTATTGATGTTCGTGAAAACATTTTTAGAGCAGCTAAACCAATTACTGATTTTGCTGTAAATGAATATGTAAAAGAAAAAAAATTAGAAGCAGATAATAAAGCGTATCAATTATTATCTGATATGTACATAGATCAAAAAGATGCTAATGGAAATACCATTCAAGAAGGTTTATTTAGTATTCAAAGTACAACTAAAAAAAATGGAAACCCAACAGACGCAGCATTATATCATGATAATAGTGTTAATAGTTTGTATAATTATTTTAAAAATAATAAATTTAATAATATAGATAACTTTACTAAAAAAGCTATTGAGAAGAAATTTTTTTCTACAGCAGGTATTTTAAAAACAAAAGCTCTTGAAGGATCAAGAACAGAGCAAATTACATTATCAAAAGATATAGATGAAGATTATATTTCTAAAGAAGCATTAGTGTTAAAAGATGTAGGACCTGTATACATAGATATATATACTCAAAAAGTAATTGATAAAATTAATTCAAATTCTAATTATGATGAAGGTCAAAAGAAAATTTTAATTAAAGCATACAATCAATTTGGTGTAACAACTTTAGCAGAAAGTATGGCTACTGCACAACCTTTTGCTTTTAAAGAAGCGGTTGAAGCTGGTAAATTTGATTTATTATCTGCTGAACAAAAAATAACTTTATCCGCTACAGCAGATAAAAATATATTACAAAGTAAGTTTCAAGTATTAACAGGATCACTTGATTTACCTCCTGATGCTGCACCTGCTTTATTAAGCAGAGCTTATGACGAAATAGCAAAAGGAACATTTGGTAATAATCAAGAGTTACAAAATTTATATAATAGTTTATCTGTAACAGAAAAAACAGAATTTAAAAGTTTCTTTAATAAAAAAGCAAGAGCTAAAAGAACTGATATGCAGTTTAGTATTCTAGCTCAAAATCAAATTATACAAGCAGAAACAGCTCAAGAATCAAAAAAATTAATAGAAAATATGGATAAAGAAACAGGTGTATTTGATCAACAAATAGAAGAATTATTTGGAAACACTCCTGTAATTATTGAACAGTTTAAAGACTTAAATGAAAAAATTGTTAATAGTAAAGGCAAATCTATTTCAAGTTTTGACACAAATTCTAGAATAATAAATTTAATTGTTAATGATGAAGTTAATCAAGTAACAGATAAATTTTTATTACCAGGAGAAACTGGTGAAGGAAAATCAATTATAGAAAGATATGAAAATGGTGTTAATTTAAAAGACCTTACATTTTTAAGTTCAATGATAGATTCACAAAATAAAAATCCAGAAACATATTCTCAAATGAAATCATTTTTTGAATTTATAGATTATTATAAAATGCCAGTTCAAGGTTCTCCTGTATTAGTAGGTATTGATTCTGGTTTAGATGATAGGTTAAATAATTTTAAATATATTATGTATCAAAGATATATTAATGGTATTCAAAGTGGAGTACCTGCTAAAACTCTAACAGATCCTACAAAAAAAGAATTTATTGGAAAAGATGTTTTAAATTTTATGCCTAATGCAAATAAAATTTTTAAGGAAATGATTGATCAAATTAAAAAAAATAAATCATTTGATTTAAAAACAGATGCTAAAAGATTACCTGGTGAGTCTACAGAAGATTATTTAAAAAGAATAGGATTAACAAAATGACAACTCTGACTACGCAATTAGAAGCGTTAGAGAAAGGTGGATTTTCATCAGAAGAAATAAACACTTGGAAACAAGATAAGGTATTAACATTAGAAAATGCTGGATTTGAAAGTGATGAAATTTTAGCAGAGTTTGGTTATGAATCAATAGATAAAGGACCAATAAAAAAAATATGGGAAAATATTATAACTTTAGGAAAAGAAGAAAAACAAACTACTTATGAAAAATTATTAGAGGTAGAGAAAAATGAACCTGATAATACTTCTTTAAAAGAAAAATTAGTTGGTGAAGTTTTTGAGGTAGAAAAATATTGGGATAGAGGTTTCAATATGGGTATTATAGATTTAATTCAAAACTATCATCAGTTACCTGGCAATGATGGTACAGGTTTACCTGATGGTTATGTGCTTGAACCTTTTAATGACACAGGTATTGTTGAAAGAAATATTCAAAATCTTGGAGTCATTACAAAAGATTTACCAGTATATCTAACAGGTGCTTTGCTTACAAACCTTTTAACTTTTGGTCGTGCAGGTAAAACAGGCACTGCTGCTGGTACTGGTTTTTTTGCAGGTTCAATTAGAGAAACATATTTGAATATGTTGCAAGAAGGTAAGGTTCATAGTTTTTCAGAGTTTTGGGATATTTATACAAAAGAAGGAGTTAAAGCTGGTGCAAAAGAAGCAATACAATTAGGTAGTGCTTTTAAATTAGGAAGTTATGGAAAAAACTTTTTATCTAAACTTTTATTAAGAGTAGGTGGATTTGAAGGATCAGGTGCAATTATAGAACAAGAATTACCTAGTAAAGATCAACTAATAGATTCTACAATATTGTTTGCTACATTTGGTTTAGCTGAATCTGGTGGAGCTAAAGTTATCAATACAATTAAAAAAACCAATAACAATGCAATAGATGTATTAACAGATTATGTTGCTGACAAAACAGTTGTCGAAGATTTATCAAGTAAAAATATACTAATACCAAGAGCTTATGAAAAACCAAAATCAGAACCTGTATTTAAAGAGGACAGTTTTAAAAAAGATATTAAATTAGAAACAGAAGCTGAAAATAAAATTTTAAATAAACTTCGTTTTGAAAAAGAAGAAGTAAATGTAAAAGGAACTAAAAATAAATTAACTCAAGAATTGTTAGATAGACATCACCCAATACTTCGAATGGTTAGACAAGTAGACAAAACAAAAAATAGAACTAAACAATTAAGTATCTATGAAAGATTTAGAACTCTTGTTGGTATGCAACATAGAGCTGGACACTTTATTGAAATAGGAACTTTAAATAAAAATTTAAAAGTAAATGGAAAGTCTTTCAAAGAGGTACTAAAACCTATAGGCAAAGATAAAAAATCATATTTAGAATTTAATACTTATAAAGTTTCTAAAAGAATTGTTGAATTAAATGAAAGAGGAATTGATCATGGGTTTGATTTAAAAGCAGCTCAAGAAGTTGTGGCTAATAAAAATTTAATTAAGAAGTATGACAAAATATCTAATGAATTAGACGCTTATAATTTAAGAATATTAGAATATGCAAGAGATAGGGGTTTAATAACTAAAGAAGCATTTGAAGCAATAACAGAAGCAAACAAAAATTATGTTCCTTTCTCAAGAGTTCTTGAAGCAATAGAAGGTGAAAAAGGTTATACTAAAAATGTATCTAATCCTTTTAAAAGAATTAAAGGATCTGAAAGAGATGTTATTGATCCAATAGAAACTGTATATAGTAACACATTTCACATTATAAAACTTGCTGAACGAAATGCAGCTCTTATAGAATTTTTTGATTTTGTAAAAGCAAATGAAAAAATATTTCCTGACATTAAAAAGAAAACAACTGGAAAAGAAATTAAAATAGAAAGAAAAGAATTAGAATCTGTATTAGACACAACATCTAAAAATTTTATATCTGATAAAGCTATAGAAAATTTTAAAGTATTTAGAAAAGAATTTTTACAACCAGATGAAACTTCTGTAGGTGTGATGAGAAATGGTAAGTTTGAAGTTTATGAAGTTGGCAAAGAATTAGCCAATGCTTTAAAAGATTTTGACCCAAGAGCTATGGGTGATTATATTAAAATGTTTAGATTAAATGCTCCTGCTAAATGGTTAAGAGCAGGTGCTACTGCATCACCTGACTTTGTATTTGCAAATATAATAAGAGATACAGTGTCTGCTGCTGTGTTTAGTAAATATGGATTTGTACCTTTATGGAGTTCATTAGAAGGAGCTATAACTTTAACTATGGGTAAATCTGGATTATCAAAAAAATCACAACAAATATATCAAAAGTGGGTTAGATCAGGTGGTATGCAATCTACTTTAGTTTCTCTTGATAGAAACATATTTGATAAACCAGCTTTTGAAATTTTAAATAAAGGACCTGTTAGAAATTTACTTAAAACACCATTAGAATATTTAAGAATAGTATCAGAGTTTTCAGAAAACATGACAAGAATATCTGAATTTAAAAGAGCTTATACTAAATCTAAAAAAGCAGGACTAACAGAAAAGGAAGCTATTGAAAGAGGTGGATTTGAATCAAGAGATATAACTATTGATTATTCTAAAATGGGTTTAAAAATGAAAGGACTAAATCAAATAGCTGCATTTTATAATGCAAGACTACAAGGTTATGCAAAAATTTATGATGCTTTTAAACAAAGACCAGCAAGAGCATTTACTATGATTACAGGATCAATCATACTTCCATCTATATATTTTTGGTTGGCAAACAAAGATGATCCTATTTATCAAAGACAACCAGAGTGGGTAAAAAATAATTATTGGGTAGTCGTACATGATGGTGTGCCTTATAGAATATCTAAACCTTTTGATCTTGGTGTAGTGTTTGGTACAGGTACAGAACAATTATTAGATTGGTTAAACAAAGAACATCCAGATGAAATTAATGATTTTATTTATGACTTTGGAATATCACAATTAAAAAATATAAATCCAATTCCTACATTTGCTGCTCCTGTTATAGAAACTTATATGAATAAAAGTTTTTTTACAGGTAAACCTATTGTTCCAGATTATATGGATAAAAAATTATTATCTAAATATCAATATACAACTTATACATCTGAAGTTGCTAAAGGTATTTCAAGAGCTATTAATACAATGATTGGAAATGATTATACTAAATTAGATAATCCTATATTTATTGATAATTTTTTAAATGCTTGGTTTGCTAGTTTAGGTAGATTTGTTATACAAATGACAGACAAAGGTTTAGTAGAGTTTGGTCTTATAGAAGATCCAATTAAACCCACAGATAATTTAACAATCATACCAGGTATTAGAGCATTTAATTTAAGAGATCCAAGTGGTAATTCTGAATTTATAACTGATTTTTATCAAGAATTTGCTAAAATAGATAAAGACATTGGAAGCATATTGGCTTTAGAAAAACAAGGAAATATAAAAGAAGCATTAAAAGTTAAAGAAAAAATTAATATGAAAGATAAAAATGTTCTTCAATTATTAAATATAAGAGATGCTTTAAAAGAAATAAATTATGTTATAAGAAATATATATAATACTAAAAAATATACTGCTGATGAGAAAAGAGAACTAATAGATGCTCACTATCTTTTAATGATAAAAACAGCAAAAAGAGGACTAGATATGATGTATTATAAGGTTGATAATGATAATAAATAATAATATAGAGAAAGTAATATGACAGTATCTTCAACTACAGTAAAGAACTCCTACTCTGGTAATTCAAGCACAACAGTATTTGCTTATACCTTCAAGATTTTTGCGGACACAGATTTACAAGTAATCATCAGATCCTCTACAGGAACTGAGACAACCAAAACTCTAACCACGCACTACACAGTATCTGGTGCT